CTCTATTTGAATTTTGGTAAAATCCCTCCTTTTACAGGGTATCCGATTTGGATCTAAGTTAATTAATTAAAAGTTTAATCACATGTCTGATATAGATATCAATTCTAATATTTTAGATATCCGTGGTGGATTTGTTTCTCCTACGTTTAAAACGATGTTTAGCAATCCTATCACGAAGCAAGTCGGTTCCAAAGTTTTGGAAATGGGCAAAGAGGCGTTCGCAGCTGAAGTTCAAAGAACTTTCAATGTAGATGCTCAAACTGCCAGCGATTATATTGATACTGCAATGAATATAGTTGGCGTAATTACAGGTACAACCTCAGCTGACGGTGGTGGAGATGTAATTAAAGTCGATAGAGACCAAAACAACAGCGGTAGCGGTTATGGCTCTAGACTTGATTTCACAGTAAGTCCTATTGAAGTAACCTTAGACACTGGTTTAAAACCAAACGTGTTTACTGATTACTGGAGATATTATATCTCAGGATCTTACAGTCCATTACACGTCAACTTCGTCGAGATGAAAATTAGCACTAGCAACACATCTCCTCTTTACAAATTCATGGAGTCTACTGTTGCACCACAGTTCACTACGGCTATTCAGAGAGCTGTCAGTTTCTCAGTAAGCACTAGCCTTTTAACAGCATCTAATTTAATTATGCAATTCAATGCTTTACTTAAATGTATGTCTGTTTATCTCTTCTGGGATGGTGTGCTTTCTTACTGTCAGTCTCCAAGTAATAGAAATGATGGTATGGAGAGGTTTAGAAAATCCCTGACTGCAACCGATATCACTAATTTAAACAGTTTAAGATGGGCGCTATCGTCTATGCCTATCCCTCCTAATCTTAGGGCTCTTGTTTATTGGTTTTATCAAACTTACCAGTTAAGTCCTTTACCGGGTTCTGCCTTAATCCTCAATTGTCCAGAGGATATAACTACAGCTGGCGTTCCTACTAATTCGATTTCGAGTGCTTTAACTGCATTAAATGATAGTACTTTTAGAGACACTATCACTCTTTTAGCTAAAGCTTGCCCTACTTGGGTTAAGGGCACATTCGACTCTGGTAATTCAAACGCTCTACATGACGAAAATTTCACTACTCTGTGGAAGAATTGTCCTTTAGCTGCGTCAAATACACTAATTACTCCAACCGTTAACTATCCTCTATCTGGTAATCACGCTGTTTATGCAACTGCTACTAATGATTTGGATGGTGCAGTTTTAGCCTTATATGGCTTCTGGGACGGCTCTATCTCTAATTGGACTCCTGGTCTAACTATGATGAAGAGTCAAGCCTATACTAGCGCTTGTAGTAACAAGTGGAGCTACGGTGATGGTGATGTTTTCATCCCCTCTCACAAAACTTCAGAACACCTTTTCCAAAGAGGTGACGTAGCTAATCTTAACCCTACAGTTCTTAGAACTTCTATACCACCTGGTGGTCAAGTTCTGAGAGGAGTAACTGTTGAATCAGTTCTCCAAACAACAACTGCTCTCTTAGAATGGATGCTTTCTTTCGATACTATCGGTGTTATCAAAGATAATAAAGTCTACGGTTCTATGAACTACGGTTCTGGTGCTTTAGGTAAAAGTAAGCAACCTAATAGCGGTAAGAAATATTATAGAGCTAAGAAGAAAGGTTAATAATATTGATTATGGCTTTAGAGGAAATAGAGAATTTAAATTTAGACCAATCATCGAGTTTCATAGCGCGACCCAACCACAACTACGACTTTCTTAATCAATTTGATTTAGGTAGCGAAGTTAATAGAAGGCTTGCCCTTAATTTAGACAGGATTGTTTCAGGTAGTGATGATGTTTATCTTTCACCTATTGGGAAAGCTAACGGTCCAGATTCACTCTTATCAGATCTAGACGAGATCTTTGAGAACAACCAGTCTTTAATTGATGCTGATTTACTTTCACTTGAGTTGAACAATAAAGCTAAATTTGGCCCTAGGTCATTAGCAGCTCCTTGGAGCTCTAGAAAGAAGTCCATGCTTGCGTATTACGAGAATGACAAGCGTGATGTTGCTCCACTAGTTTTAAAAGGTTTTAAAGATGTTAAGAGAAATTTAAGGCCGATACCCATTTCTAAAGGTATTGAACTCCTAAAGAATTCGACTAACTCTGGCTTACCTTATTTTACTAGGAAAGGTTTAGTTAAGGATAGAACCGTTCTCAATTTCAAGTCTCAACTTGAAGCTGAATACCCTTGTGTATTATTTACTAGAACTCAAGAAGGCGGCAAAACTCGCAACGTCTGGGGATATCCTATGGTAGATACACTGAATGAGATGTTATACTATAAACCTTTATTGGATTATCAAAAGCGATTAGAATGGAGGTCCAGTTTATTGGGACCAGAGCACGTTGATCGCGCAGTCACCAGCTTAATATCCGAATCTCATTTAGCTGGAAAGAGTCTACTTTCTGTAGATTTTAGTGGTTTTGACTCCACTGTCACTTCTGACTTGCAGGAATCTTGTTTTGATTATATTAATAGCCTATTTCAAGAAGGATATCAGAAAGATATCGACTATATTAAGTATAGATTTAACACCATAGGTATAATCACTCCAGATGGCATCTTGACTGGTCCTCATGGTGTACCCTCAGGTTCGACTTTTACCAATGAAGTAGATTCAATTGCACAATTTAGAGCTTACCAAATGTCTGGTGTTAGTAGTAAGAAATTTCAGATTCAAGGCGATGATGGCCTTTATTCTCTATCTACCAATGAATACGAAGCATTGAAAGGTAAGTTTCTTAGTTGCGGTTTGGTGCTTAATGATGAGAAGAGCTACTTTAATGATAGATTCTGCGTTTTCTTACAGAAACTTTATAGCAAAGCTTACATTAAAGACGGCCTTATTGGTGGTATTTATCCGTTATACAGAGCTCTTAATAGGATAATTTATCAAGAAAGATATTCAAATTTCGAAGATTTTGATCTTAGTGGTCAAGATTACTATAGCATTAGAACTATAAGTATTCTTGAGAACTGTAAGTATCATCCTCTCTTCGAGGTTTTCGTAAGGTTTATCATTAGTAAGGACAAATACTTACTAAAATTTTCACGCAGTTCCCTTTCTAACTATTCTAGAATGGCAGATATGGGAAAAGCCGGCGTGGGGGTAATTATTAATCAATATGGCGATGACATCTCTGGGATCGAGAATTTCGCCACTGTTAAATTGATTAATTCTATCAGCTAAGTAGGCG